GGAGGGGGTACTGGTTCTATTAGTTCATCTTTTATAACCCAAGGAGGAGGAGTATGGTATACAGGTAGTAATTATTATGCAACTCAACAGTTTTTAGCAGGAGATGATTTAAATACAAACTTTGATGTAACTAATATAGTACAAAAACACAGTGCTAGTATATGTGCAGGACAAAGTTATCCAACAGGAATTTTAAATAATGGGTTTATAATAAAAAAACCAGATAGTGTTGAATCTAATGTTTCTCATAGTTTTGGTGAATTAAGTTATTTTTCAGTAGACACACATACAATATATCCACCAAAATTAATTTTTAAATGGGATGATAGTTCACACACTTATCAATCATCAGCAAAACAAAATGGAGAATTAAGTGTATCTCTTTATGGAAATAAAAAAGAATATAATCAAAACGATATAGCAAAGTTTAGAATACACGTAAGAGATAAATACCCAACAAGAGAATTTTCTACAACATCAAACTACTTAAATGTAGGATATTTCACAACATCTTCTTTTTATAGTATAAGAGACGCTCACACTGAAGAAGAAATAATCCCTTTTGACACTTCATTTACAAAAATGAGTGCTGATAATGAGGGGATGTATTTTAAAATATATATGAAAGGTCTTCAACCTGAAAGGTATTATCGCTTATTATTTAAACATATCAACAATGATGGAACAGTAGTTTATGATAACGATTATCACTTTAAGGTTGTAAGATAATGGCAGAACAAAAAATAGATCTTAAAAAAGTAGTTCATAGCAAAAAACATTATAATGAACTTAATCAAAAATCCTTTAGTGAAATAGGTAAATCTAAAGAACCTATTAATCCTGAAAAAGTTGTAGATGTATATAATGAAGCTTTTTATGATATATCAAAAACAGGAGATCTTTCTCATGAAGAAATAGTTATAAGAAGTGAAGATTATGTGTATCCTGAAAGAAATATAGCACTTGAAAATCAAATAGATATTTTAAATACTCAAATAGAACAAAAAAATGAAGAATTATTAAATCTTTTAACCCCTTCAGATGAACACCCTTTTTATCCAGATAAAACCTTTTTAATAGCAGGTGAAAATGGAGAAAAAATTCAAGGTATGGATACTATCTATATAATGCAAAAAGGTTTAAAAAGACCTATACACGGGGATATGTGGGTAAAATTAAGAAAAATTTTAGGACAACCTTATGAGGGAGAATTCAAATACTCAGGAAAATTATTTTTATCTGTAGATGAATTAAATTCTATAGATGATGGAAAACCTATAAATACAGACGCAGATCTTTCTCTTTTAGATATAACAACAACACAAACTACTATATATGAAAGAAGAGGATACTATGTAGCAGTAGTACATTGTTTAGGAATAGAACCAGAAAATTTATATGGTTTAACATATTCTAATTATTATCTTATCTCTACCACAAATTCTAACTGTATAGTAAAATACCACTATGATGAATTAATAGGAGACCCTACAGGGGGAACTACAAAGACAATGGAAATCCCTGCAGGAGAATATAGAGAAATTGAATTTTTAAGAGAAACAGAACATTTACCTTCTCATAATATCTTATATCCTGACTACACATATCCTAACGATAATTTAGCTCCAGTACCCACCTATAGTTATATATCTACAGGTTCAAATTATGGGGGTACTGATATGTCAAATGTAGTAACAAATACTCCAACAGTAGTTAGACCCCGTCTTTTAAGAATTTGGGGTAAAGATAGAAAATATGATGCTATTCTTTATGTTAAGGGTAGAATGCAAATTAAAGAAAAAAAACCAAACAATGAGGGAGTATATAAACTTCTTAATGGTATAGCAGTAGATAGCCTTCCTGAAACAGTATCTTTTGACCAAAAAAGTGATTATGGTACTAGAATGATTTATGAATTCCCTAATAAGTGGGGATCTTTTGGTCAAGATTCTTGGTTAAGAGATAAATTTATGGATCCTTCGTTTTGGTATTATAGATCTTCAAGACAAGTATTAGCAAGTAGTACTGATGATACATGTAAAAATCGTTTTTGTTTAATTTATAAAAACACTTATAGAATATATGGTCAACCTATTTTAAAATGGAGTGATGGAGATTATGTAATTTATTTAGATATGAGACATCCTGGATATATAAGTGATAAACAATATTTTTGGAGTTTAAAAAGTCATAAAATAATAAAAAAATACAATGGAGACACATATGATGAATTTGGTTTTGGTATAGATAGATATGGAACAGATACAGGGGGAGATGGAGTAACATGGGACACTATAAAAAGATCTAAAGTAGTATATCCTGGTTTAAGATACCCAACATCAGGACAAGATGGAGTAGTCACAGGAAGAACAAAATCACCTCCTTATTATTTTACTGATGGACTTCATTATGGAACTTATGAAGATAATTTTTGGAACCCTAAAGACGGAGGAAGTAATTATGGCTGGACTAATGAAATGCTAAAACGAATGGATAGTAATTATAGAGTAGAAAAATTAATAGGACAAGATGGAAATGTTTATTCTCAAATAGACGGTTCTGTTAGTATAGGAGGAGGTATAGACATAAATCAAGCCAACTGTAGTGAAACTTTTTACTGTCATGATATTCAAGATATGTATGTAAATGGAAATGGGTTACCATCTGGGTGTACTTCATTCCACGCTGTAGATGCAAACCCTATAACTGGATGTAATTAAAATGAATTATCAAGCAAATAACTTAAATACTCCATCTCATCAAAGTCCACAAGATGAAATAATATGTTACAAATGTAATAATGGATTTCCTATAGGTAGAAAATTCCCTTATCAAGAAGATAACAGAAGAGGAGTATGCCCTGTAGGATGGACTACACATTCAAACCCTTGTGATCATTCTCCAGAACTCCCAAGAGTATATACTGAATTTAAGAAAAAAGTATATGGTGATAAAGCAGCAAGAGAAGTACTAGATGAAGAATTCACAGAATTTATAATTACCCCTAGAACAGCAGAAGATTTTTTTGAATTATATAATGAATATTTTCACCAAATACCTCTTAGAGACATAAAAGGAAAAGATTCTCATTTTCATCTTATTGAAAGAAGTAAAGATTATATTGGAGATTATATAAACCCTTTATTAAGACTAATAACAACATTAGAAACTCAAAAAGAAGATATTCAAAATGAAATTGATAATATAGAACATTCTCATCCATATCTTACTAATAATTCTATTGTTATGGATGAAAATTATGAAGGAAATGAAACTGAAGGAGTTAAATTCTTAATACAATCTGGGAAAAAAAGACCAATATTAGGAGAAGGAGATAATCTTTATTTAAATATAAAAAATCAATTAGGTTTTACTAATAGACCTGAAAATGAATTTATACATTATTTTTCAACCCCTGGATTAGGTATGATACCATCAGGACCAAATATAGAAGAACCTAGTGATATTTTTATAGAAACTAGATTTATAAATACTTATAACCCGGGGGAACCACGAAAATTACCTCCAAGATATCAAAAACTAAAACCAAGTAATGTATCTAAAAACTTAAATTACTAAAATGGCACAAGACCCAAATAATTACTTAAATACATCAGGACAAGTAGCACTCCAAAACCAAATTCAAACATCTTCTTTGGGCAATGCAGACTTAGCTGCGGGTAATTATGTTCTTTCAACTCAAATGGGGAATAATGATACTTTAGTTATTGCTAATATTTCATCAAAAGAAATAAAAAAATCTTTTGGTAGACCTGAAGATAAAATAGAATTAAGAATATATAATTCTAATAACCAAATAATATATTCAGAAGAAGATTTTAGGGATTATGAAATGGGAGATTTAAATCCTAATAATACTACAAATGAAATAGCAGTTGATCCCCAAAAGGTATTAGAAGGAAGAGGATTTAGTACAGGAAAGTATGTAATTCAATTATACTTGTACAGAACTAAAATATTTAATACACCAGAACTTCCTTTTTCAATAAAAGAAATATCAAATTCACGTAGAGAAATAAAAGCAATAGTAAGTAGTGCTACTAATAATACTTTTGATCCTGCTATTAGTGCTTTTATATCAGAAATAGAATCTTCCGTATATTTTAAAGAATTTGCATTATATTTTGGAGGTGGAATGAGTGAAGTAGCAATAAATATACTATTAAATAAACAACCACTTAAACACGAGGTATTATTAAAAACATTAAACCCATTACCTAGAGAAATACAAATTCAAAGTAGTTTTAAAGTTGTTGAAGAAATAATAGATCCTATTTCTATTGATGTAAATTTAGGAGATCCTCAACTTGAAGATACTTATGTAGATTTAATGGGTCCTAATTATAATATTGAAGTTAATCAACACACTTCAATGCCTTCTAAGTTAAAATCTTATAACCAAATATTAAATTATCATAGTACTTCTTCTTATAATCAACTTTTAAGTTATTTAGAAGATCCTGAAAGTTTAAATATAAAATATGATTATATAAGACCAGTATCTGAAAGTAGTGTAGAAGAAGTATATCATTTTGAAAATTTTACTCATTTTAGTAGTGCTACCAAAAGATTAAAAAACTTTAATTATAAATTAAAACAAATAGAAATTTATAATAAAGACATAAAAAAAATAGAAGCAATAACAGGAGACACATCAGGTTCTGCAACAGTTCTAAAATCTAAAAAAACAATAACAGACAAAAAACAAGACATAATAAAACATTTTGATGGATATGAAAACTATTTATATTTTACTTCAGGAACGTTTGCATGGCCTAAAAGTAATTCATCAAAACCTTACGATTTATATTCAGTAACCTCTTCTCAAGCAGTAAGTTGGTTAGGACACGAAGATTCAGCATATAGTAATTATGGGGGTCAATTATTTTCAGCTTCTATGTTTGATAGACAAAACCCATATAGTTTAAATTTATCTTTACCTGAACATATAAAATCAAATACAAATAATAAATTATATGTAGATTTTATAGATTTAGTAGGACAACATTTTGATAAAATATGGACTCATATAAAACATATTACAGAAGTAAAAAATAATGATAATGATAAAGGTATTTCTAAAGATTTAGTTTATTACCAACTTCAAAGCTTAGGAATAGATACATTTGATCAATTTGAAAATGCAGACTTAATAGAATATATTTTAGGAGAAGGATCAGGAAGTAATTTTTATAATACTAAAAACCGTATATTAAGTTCTTCAGAACAAAAATCAGGATTAATTGTTACTCCTTCAGAAACATTAGTAACATCTTCAAATGAAGGTTCATTACCTAAAGGAGATATAACTAAAGAAATATGGAAACGTTTATACCATAATTCTTCATACCTTTTAAAAACTAAAGGAACAGAAAGAGGTTTAAAAGCATTAATGAATTGTTATGGTATCCCATCAACTATTTTAAATGTAAAAGAATATGGAGGAAGTGCTCCTTTAAATGGGCCTTACAAAGATTTAAGAACAGCAGGAGTTTATAAAACATTTAGTTATGAAAAATCAGGATTAGCATTAAAAGGAACATCAGGAACATCAGGATATTTTGTAAGACTTCCATTTTCATCATCTGTTTCTCATTTAGAACAATATAAACAAAAAACAATAGAGTTTAGAATAAAACCAACAAGACAAACAAGTAATCCTACATATCATTTACTTTCATTATCTGGTTCTCATAATAGTGGTACTCCTCAAATGTCTAGAGATAATTCACTTGTTTTAGAACCTTACATAGGAAGTGATATATCTTCTTCAGGAGATTCTACTCAATATGGTAGAATAACTTTTTATCAAGGAAATACAAAACATGCATCAACAACTTATTTTCCTGTATATAATGGTGATTTTTGGAATGTATTTTTATCTGTTAAAGATATATCGGTTTCTCCAACAACAGCTAGTTTTGGAGCATACCAAGCTAATTGGTTAAAAAATGTATCTTACTATACAACAGAATCTTATATAAATACTCCTAAAAGAACATGGGGGTGGAATGCAGATGATGGAGCTAAAGAAGTTTATATAGGAGGAGTCCCAGCAAATGCAGCTACAGCATACAACCCTTTAGATACACTTACATATTCAGGATCTCTTCAAGAAGTAAGATTTCATTTTGGTGAAGAATTATCACATGAAACTCTTAAAAAACACGCTCTTGAACCTTTTATGTATAGTGGTAATACTGTTTCATCTTCTTATTATAATGTAGTTACAAGATTACCTTTAGGAAGTAATGATATGAGAGATAGTTCTAGTTTTCATCCAAATCCTTATGTAAATTATTTTGGGGGAGCTACAAGTAGTATGACATTTCAAGAATGGGAAGAAGTAGTAGAAACTCACCACTTACCAACTCCTGACACTGTAGGAGCTTCAATGACAAGTGAAAAAGTAAGAATAGACGAAGGAACAGTAGAAGATAATATTTTATCTATAGATAGAAAAAAAGAAACATCTACTTTAGATAGACAACCACAAGATTTTGAAGATTTAGGAATATATTTTTCTCCATCTCATGAAATGAATGAAGATATACTTTATACTTTAGGTTCTTTTAGACTAGATGATTATATAGGTTCTCCTTTACCATCAGCTCAAACAGCTTCTCAATATGAAGAATTATCTGATATTAGTGACATTTATTTTAATAAAATAGAAAGAAGATATAATTATTGGGATTATTTAAAATTAATTCAACAATTAGATCATACTTTATTTAAATTAATTAAAAAATGGGTACCATTTAAAGCAAACACAAAAACAGGACTTTTAATAGAACCAAATTATTTAGAAAGACAAAAAATAAAAAGAGAACTACCAGTAAGAAGTGATGGACAAACAATGATAACAGGTTCTCATCAAACTTTTGAAATACAACTAACTACAGATTATGTAGATAATAAAATATTTACTATTCAAAGTTCATCTCTTACCTATGATTCTAATTTTGTAGGAGTAGGACAATCTAATTTACCTAAAACAAAAGCTAACGGAAGAAGAGTAGTAAGAGGAACTAATGCAGAAATAGTTTTTTCAGAAGAAATTTATCCTTTTAAAGATCCTCAAAATGCAGCTCAAGCTCCTATTAAACCCTTCTTGGGTACCAAACCTTTTGGTTATATATCACACGAATCTAATACATTATTAGGAAATGCAGTAAAAGGAAGATTATCTAGTAATTATTATAAATATGCAACTTACAAACCAAACGATTAAAAATGCCTATATACTATCCAGGAACAAATACATTAGTAACTAGAAGCTTTAGCGATAGATTATTAGTAGCAGAATTTGATGATGCTTTAATAGATCAGTCTCCTTGGAAAAACCCAAGATATGAAGGTTGTAGACTTAATGCACAAAGAATAAACCATTATACAGGTTCAGATGATGAACATGGAGGGGGATCATCTCCTTTAATAAAAAACGAAACAACAGCATTATACATTGCAAATACAGTTGTAGGAGGAACAGAAGATAATCAATTTGCAACTATTAAAGATCATTCATATATAGGAATAAGTAAAATAGTTATAGTAGATAATCAAACAAATACAACAACAGTTTTAGATAAACAAATAGAAGATTTTGATGTATTTCATAGGTATGTAACTAATGATTTCCCTACAGGAGGTTCTTTCCATTTAAAAGTATTAGATGAATCTACTCAAACAAACTTAAAAAACGAATATAAAGTTAAAATGAATAAAGGATATTTATTAAAAACTTTTGATTTTCGTTTTGTATCTTCTTCAACCCATTTACCTGATAATAATTCGATGTATTTTTATAAGGGGGGAAGAGAAGCACAAACGTATATGACAGGTTCACAAATAGGATCACCAACGTATGTGTCTCAATCTAGTTTAAGGTTTAGATACGCTGTTAATGAATTATATGCAGGAAATTTATTAGATGTTAATGTTGCTTTAAGAACAGGATCAAAATTTGATATAAGAAAAACAGGACCTTCATTTGAAAGTTCTTCTATAGTAGAAAATAAATACACTCAACAATATTATACAGGAAGTTATGGGTTTATAAATGACAGTGGATCAGGAGTAACAAATGCAGCTAGATATAAATCAGCAGGTATAGGTTCAGCTAGTAAATTTTTAGGAGTAGAAACTTTAAATTTCTTAAAATCAAATAATAGTGATCCTTCCTTATCAAATAAAGACAAAACAGAATTACATATTACTTTTTTTGAAGGAACTAAAGATTTTAGTGCTCCAGGGGGGTCAGGTTCTTTAAATGACGAAAGAAGTATAAGTACTTTTGAACTTGATAATAACCAAAGTGCTTTAGACTTAGGGGATGAATGTAATGCTTTTTTACCTACAACACATGAATTAATATTAAAAGGTATAAACCAAGCAGCAAATGGTACATATTATCCTGATAATAGATTCTTACCTAGAACAAATGCAGTAGAAGATGATATACAAATAGCTTATATGGCATCTACTGCATCTGCAGGAGGAGGAGGAACAGGAAATGGATGTCCTAACCCAGATACAGGTATGAATCAATTTAACACGATGCAAAAAGGGATAGACATTAAAAGAGTAGAAGACGCTGAGGTTTTTGTACAAGGAGGTAGTTTAGGAGCTAAAGGACTTAATGGAGCATTTACTTCAAGTGATACGGCTAATTATGGAGATGCTATAGCAAATTGGAATGGAGACAATGATTATTCAGGATCTTTTAGATATGAGGTATCTTTTTTAGATAAAGACCACACATTAATAGCTGATTTAGATAAAGATGCTGAATTATTTGATGGTATAGGATCACAAGGATTAGTTCTTATACCACAATATGCAACAAATAAAATAAAAAATAATGTTGAATTTTACTTAAAAGCAGCAGGAATAATACCTCCAACACAAGGTCCTTCTATACCTAATAACTTTAATTTAGAAGCTTAATCTTTCTTAAAAAAATGTATATTTATAACAAAACAATAAAAACAATAAAAAAATGGGATATTTAGATAATACAACTATCACTGTAGACGCAATTTTAACTCAAAAAGGACGTGAATTATTAGCTAGAAATAATGGTTCATTTAATATAACTCAATTCGCTTTAGGTGATGATGAAATAGATTATACATTATTTAATGAAAATCATCCAAATGGTACTCAATATTCAGGAGAAGCAATTGAAAATATGCCTCTAATAGAAGCAATACCTTTAGATACTAATATGTTAAAATCTAAATTAATTACCTTAAGACCTAATTCTTCAAAAATACCTTACATAAGTACAGATAATGATTCTGGTATTTCTGTAGCAAAAGGATACACAGGATTTACTGTTACTCCTAAAACATTTTATTTTGATGGATCTAGTAATGTAGGAGCAGGAGAAACAGGAGGATATATATTTACAGTAGTAAATGCAGATTTAGTTAATAGTTGGGAAGCCTCAACAAGTGGAACAAATACTTCTTATGAAGAACTTACATCTGGGTTATTTACTTCTTATAAAACAGAAGGAATGACATTAAGTTTTGATGCAACAACTACAGATGGGTTATTTAGTACATCTGTTACAAGTTTATCAACAAGTGTAATTATAGAAGGTAAATCATCAGGAGCAAGAATAACTATTCCATTAACTATAACATCATCATAAAAAATAAAAACAAATGAGTTTAACAAGATTTGACTTAAGTAACGATATAGTTACAATAAAAGACCAAGAATTTGTAACATCAACATGGTCTAATAATACTAACAATTTACAAAGTGTACACACTGCATCTTCACAAGCAGACTTTACTACACCAACAAGTTCGGGTCAGTTTTATATAAATGTATATAATTTAGACACAGGATCTGAATCCCCTACAGCAGAAGTACAATACGCTGTAGCATACGGACATAAAGCAGGTTCAGGTTCTCCTGATTTTACAAACGATACTGGATCTTTTGGGTTAAGTGCAACAAGAACAGTATATAGTCAATATAGACAATTAGTATATCAAGATGAAACACAAAATTTTAAATTTGGAACACATACATCAGATGATATTTATGTTATTAATGTAAACAGAGCAAGATATAAACATAAATTAAATCCAGGATCTTTAAATTTACATTTAGTATCACAGTCTGTTACAATAAAACTTACAGACAATAGTGTTGATAATCCTAATGGATATGATACTTCACCAGGTGATAAATTAGGAACTTATTATTATATAGTATCAGGAGCTAATGGTACAAGTTATAATAGCCTTGATGCAACACAAGCAGGAGGAACTGGATCTTATGGATTATTTTATCCACATGCAGGTCTTATAATTTTAAGTCCAGGAGCTTTATCTAATACTAACACTAAAATGAATTCTGTAAAACCTGCAACAAATCCAGGATTATCTAGTAATACAGACAGAAATCATGTAAAATTACTTAATGCTATTGTTAGTGGATCAGCTAATGACGATGGACATTTTATAGTAGACACAGCAGAAGAAATAAATTCACAATATTATTTTGTAAGAGCTAAAAACTCACAATATAATTATACTAATAATCCTTCATTTGTTGACGCTAACCATACAGTACTTGTTAATTCTTGGATTAAAAATCCAAAAGTATATATTACAACTGTAGGATTATATAATGATATGAATGAATTATTAGCAGTAGCTAAATTAAGTCAACCTGTTGCAAAAGATTTTACAAAAGAAGCACTAGTAAGGGTTAAATTAGACTACTAAAATGTTACCTAAATGGCATCAGTCTATAAAAAATTTACAGCTCAAGATAAAGCACTAATACCTTTTAATGCTCATAAACAGTATAATTTTACATCTGCTTCAGCAACAACTAATCAAGTAAAACATTTTAATACTCAATATACTTCAGAATCTATATCCCTTTATAGTTCTACTAGTGCTGCTTATGGAGGAGATACTAAAAATATAATAAAATATAATCAAATAGATAATCTTTTTTATAGAGATTTTAAAAGAAATATAGATGATAAATTAGGACCTATTTTTCATTATAAACAACCTAGAGATTTATATGAAAAAACAAATATATTATCTATACCTGTGGGGTTATCAGGAAGGGAAATAAGACCTTTATCTTTTTATTTATCTTCTAGTACTTTTGAAGTAGTAGATGATAAGTATGGTAATTTAATAATTAGTGGAACTAACAAAGATAACTATCCAAATGACATTCATGAAAATGTTTTTAGATTAGACCCTGTAAAAGGATTTAAAAAATATGATTTAGGAGTATATGATGGATATGCTTCAGTTAAAAGAAACCTAACAGTAAATAAAGACATTCCTGCTTTACCTATATTAGATGAAAATAGCCCAACAATATATCCTGATCCTTCCTTTCCACAAAAATTATTTTGGAGACAAGGATTAGAAAACCCAAAAGCTCCATTAACTTATACTTCAAGAACTGATAACCATAATTATGGAAAATTTTATCCAAAAGATGAAGATGATAGTTATTTCTTTAATGAACTTTACTATTCAAATGTAACTTTTAAAACATCTTCTTTAGGTAGTTCTAATTCTAAATTTCCAACTATAAATTTCAATAGTGCAACAGGATCTTATATAAAAACTGTCCATAATGAACGTTTTAATTTTGGTTCTAATCAAGATTTTTCAATATCTTTTTATATAAAACCTTCAGCAACAGGATCTGATGGAGATATGTCAAACACAGAAAAAAGATACATTATATCTAAAAACGGATCAAAAACAGCAACACCTGCTTCTGCAAGTGCTACAACACAAGTTGATGCCCCTTCTGAAAATCAATTTCCTTTTGAAATATATATGCAAAGTCAATCATTATATTTTGCTAGATCTGATGGAAATAGAACTTTTACCATTAATGGAGAAATAACAGCAAGTGGAACAGCAAAAAGAACATCTCATATATTATGCCAAAATACAGGATCAACAATGCAAATATATTTTGATGGTAATTTAATATCTTCTACAACAACTTCATTTATACGTAATACTCAAAATACAGCAGATTTATATATAGGTTCAAAAGGAAATATAGAAACTAAATCCGATACTGATAATAACCCAATTAAATATTTTAATGGTGAAATAGGAAACATAAATATTTGGTCTAGAGCTTACAATTCTACAGCTATATCTAATATATCTGAAAGTATAAATGCTTCTCCTTTTATAGGTAATATATTTTACCCTTCAGGCCTTGCAACAATTACACACCCTAAATATTATAATATTTTATCAGGATCTAAAGAACAATCAGGGGGTATTAATAGACTTCAATTTCAAGGAACCCATTTAATTTATGAACATGAATATCAATGTACTGTAAATGAACAAGAATATAATGGTACTTATAATTTATCCGCAAGAAAAGTTAGTTCTCCTACAAGTAAAGAATTAGCTAGTTTTACAACTAGTTCTTATTTTAAACCTTATGTAACTACAATTGGTTTATATAACGAAAAAAATGAACTATTAGTTGTAGGAAAATTAGGTCAACCTATGCGTATGAGTGAAGAAACAGATACTACTTTTGTGCTTCGTTGGGATACCTAAAATATTTTTCATACATTCATTATATGTGGTACTATTTAAACAATCAAATTAATGAAATTGTTGACCTCCCTAAAGGAGCATTCGGTTTTATTTATCAAACAACTCATTTACCAACTGGAAAAAAATACATTGGTAAAAAATCACTAATTTACAATTTAAAGAAAAAATTAGGTAAAAAAGAAAAAGCACTTTGGGAAGGAAAAGGTCGTCCTCCTGTATTTAAAAGAGTACAAAAGGAAAGCGATTGGAAAACTTACTATGGTTCACACAGTTTTATAAAAGAAGCAAATAACGAAGACTTAGAAAGAAAAATCCTACAAGTAGCTTATAACAAAAAAGAACTTACATATTTAGAATGTAAATGGCAATTTGTGTTAGAAGTATTAGAAACAAATAAATATCTTAATGACAATATATTAGGTAAATTTTACGACAAGGATTTTAAATGAAAGAAGATTTATTAAAAAAATTATTAGAATCAATTTTAGGTAGAAGTAAATCTGCTCGTGGAGGAGATGAAGCTGTTTTTACTTGTCCTTCTTGTAACCACCATAAAAAAAAACTAACATTTAATTTAGCATCTCAAAAATTTCAATGTTGGGTTTGTGGTTATAAAGGCCATAGAGCTTTTCAATTATTAAAAAAAGCTAACGCTCCTAGAGCTACATTTGGGTTTTTAAAAGAAATTGATAATCAATATAATTTTAAAAAACAAATTAAACAAAAAGTAGATGCTAATACTTTAATGTTACCTAAAGAAGTAACACCTATTATGTCTTCTTCTGCAATTTTATCAAGACATGCATTACATTATTTAAATCAAAGAGGAGTCACCCAACAAGATATAATAAAATATGACTTACATTATTGTGAGGAGGGTCCATTAAAAAACATGGTTGTAATTCCATCGTATGATAAAGATGGTTTTTTAAATTATTATGTTGGTCGTTCGTTTGATAAAAACGCGTATATTAAACATAAATTAGCTTCCAGTACAAAGGACATAATTGGATTTGAAATGTATATAAACTGGGATTTACCCATAATTTTGTGCGAAGGTGCGTTCGATGCTATGGCAATAAAACGTAATGCGATTCCTTTATTTGGAAAAAAAATCTCTACAACTTTAATGAAAAAAATTATTGAATCTAAAGTAGAAAAAATATATCTTGCATTAGATGAAGATGCTCTTAAAGATGCTTTTAATCACGCTGAAACTTTTTTATCATATGGAAAAAAAGTCTATCTTATAGAAATGGGCGATAAAGATCCATCAGAATTAGGTTTTAAAAAATTTACAAAATTACTTCACAAAGCAACAAAATTAACTACTTCTATCTTAATGAAAAAGAGGTTAGCCTTGTCATAAAGGTTTATATTTATAACAAACTATAGTTAATCAATGGCAAACATCGCATTATACCCAGGTGGGTATAAACCACCTCACATTGGACATTACGAAGCAGCTAAGGAAGCTCTTACACAAGCAGACAAAGTTATTGTGTTTGTTGGTCCTAAAGAAAGAGATGGTATCACTCAAGACATGTCTGTTGCTTTATGGAAATTATATACTGAGAAGGATAACATAGAAATTAGACCAGCAGGAGTTTCTCCTGTAAAAGATGTTTATGATTTTGTAGAATTAGAAGCAGAAGACGGAGATACTCTTTCTTTTATAAAAGGAGAAAAAGACAGTGAAGATCCACGTTTTGCAAGAATTCCTACTTATGCTGAAAAATTTGGTAAAAATATAACAACTAAATCCATTAATATATCAGATAAAACAGATAGAAAAGGTTATCCAGTATCTGGTACTTGGATGCGTGGTTATATTAAAAAAAATAACTTTCAAGACTTTACAACAGGTTTACCTAGACATTTATCTGCAGAACAAGAAAATGAAGCTTGGGCTATAGTAATAGGATATACTGATTATAGTCCACCTAAAGGAGGAACACAATCAACTTATTTAGGAGAAGATTTAAATGAAGGAATTAGTGATACAATTAATAATTTAAAAGAAAAACTTTTAGATAAAATTAAGAATATTAAGGATGCTACAAAAGAACAAATAGAAGAATTAAAAAGATTTCTTCCCGTAGCTAAAAATGTTATTGTTGATAAATGTGGAGGATCGTGTTCAGTTGAACAAAAAAAAGAACTTCAATTATTATTTACTGATGTAATAAAATCCTTAGGGTTAGCTGCTTTTTATATAATTCCTGGAGGTTTTACATCAAATGTTATAATAGGTTGGTTTTTTAAAACAATTACTAATGATAAATTTGCAGGTCTTTTACCTTCAAAAATAGCAGCAGTTTTAGAAGAATTATATAACAAACCTCAATCAGGGGAACAACCATATGGAGATACTACTCGATATAAAGATCATTGGAAAAGTAACGATCCTGGTTCTAAAAAACCAGTAGAACCAAACTACAAATATAATAGAAAAAACTTTCCTTTTAGAAGTATGTATGAATCTAGAGGAGGAGAATCAGAAATGCACATATATGATTTTGATGAAACTATAGCTAGAGTAGAAACCCCTATTCCTTATACAGTAAAATCTCCAAACGGAGAAATAATAGAAAAAGGAGAAACTACATCTATAGAATTTGAAACAAAAAAAGATCAATTAAAGGATTCATATGATGAAGGTATTATAATAGATTGGGATTTTAAAGCTTTTGCAAGTATGATAAGTAATGCTACATTAAATAATGAAGTATTCCAAAAACTTTTAAATTCCATAAAAAACCCAAATGCTAAAGTAACTATATTAACTGCAAGAGCTGTAGGATTACCTGTTACAAAGTTTCTTAAAGATCAAGGAATATGGGCTTATGTAGTTCCTTTAGGATTAAATAAAGAAAAAGGACAATCTGTAACAGGAGAAGATAAAGCTAATTGGATAGAAAATAGATTAAAAAACACAACAAAAAAGGTTATTTTTATAGATGACGCTCCTGAAAATAGAAAAGCAATATATACTTTAAGAGACAAATATCCAGATATAGAATTTAGTGTAGAAACTCCTCCTGAAATTTCTGAAATGTTGGGTACTATGAATAACCAAGAAAAAGCTAAACATGCAAAAAACCTTAAACGTTTAAATAAAGATCTTAGAAAACAAGGAGATCAATATATGGAAGTACCTGATTATTTAAAAGGAACACTTACAAGAAAAATGTATGATGAAAATTATCCTCCATATAAAGTAGATCAAGTTCAAAGAACAAGATATAGAGCAAGTGATGTTTTTACAAATAGTCCAAAACAAGCTAAAAAAATGGGTTATTTAGAAATAAAAAACATAAATGAAAGTACAGCAGTAATAAATGATAAATTTATACCTTTAGAAATTATGGAAACCCCAGAAGAACAATTAACAGGAATGATGGGAAGAAATAAATTAGAAGGAGGTATGATTTTTCCTTATAGTGATGTATCAAATAGAAATTTTCACATGCAAGGATGTAAAATATCTTTAGACATTGTGTTTATTATAGATAATAAAATACATAAAATACATCATAACTGTCCTCCTTGTAAGGAACAAAAATGCCCTTCATATTCAGGAAGAGCAGATAAAGTTTTAGAATTACCAGGGGGCTACTGTAAACAACATAATATAAATAATAATGACCATATAGGAATTAATTTAACCCCTATGCCTGAACTTATAAATCCAGAACCTTTAAATGAACAAGAAGAAGAACAAGGAACTAGATCTAAAGATGAATTAGTTAATTTAGTTAAAGATGCTGATTTAACTATTTCTCAAATTGAAAAATTACATAAAATTGTAAGTGGATATGCTTATAAAGATGATATTTTAAGTATAGTACATAAAAAAGGATTTACAGCTGATAAATTTAAAACAGGAAATGTAGCTATTGAAACTATTTTTGAAAAAATATCAGAAAGTAATATTGAAGAATTTATGAAATATTTAGAAAATCCTAAAAAATTCTCAGATATTAAAGTAGGAGGAAATTTTGCTACTGAAATAGGAATATCAACTCAACTTGCAAACGATTTAATTCAAATAGAACCAGGATCAGATAAATCAGGTTCAAATGTAGGTAAAGTAGAAGTATTTTTAGGATTAATGTTTTCAGATGTAGATAATTTTGTTGATAAAGGAGATTTAAATTGGGGAGGTAAAAATTTAGAAATAAAAGGAACAGGAGGAAGATTAGGACAACAAGCAGGTAGAGGTACCGATTCTAAAATACGAATAGAAAATTTAGCTAAAGAAATACTCTCTGAAGATGAATACAACCAGTTTTTAGAAAGACTTCAAACTATAAAATATTCTATGGTTTATTCAATAAAAGAACTTTTTGAAAAATCTACTAAAGGAAAAGACATAATAGAAAAATTCCAAACAGCTATTGATGGTACTTTTTGGGGATATGGAGTTGCTAAAAATTACTTTAAAAACACTTCAGACTTTGAAGATGAAGAACAAATAAAGAAAAATTTAATAAAAGTAAATTCTCATGCTTATGCTTTAAAGACAAACGTAGATGTATTTTTATTTGCAAATACTAGTAATGGAGATTATGTTATTGTAAATATGGAAGAATTAGATAAAGCTATAGACGATGTTAGGTTTGATACTAGTGTTAAAGGAGTAACTGGATATAAATGGTATGATACTAACCCTAATATGGTTGTTAGGGAAGGAAATGTTCAAATAGGAAAACAAATAGAAGAAGAAGAACCTATGGCAAGAAAAGAAAGTTTATTTACTAAAGAATGGTGGAAAGAAATAATAAATGAAATAATAATAACAGAAGGGGGAGCTGCAGGGCATATGGCTCATCCATTTGATTTACCAAATGTAAATGATGGTAAATCTTTATTAAATGTTTTTAAAGAAGCTTCTGATTCATTAGAAACAAACCCAGGAGCAGTAAAAATAGATGGTGTAAATAGTTCTATCCGTTTAGTAGATTTAGATGGTCAAAAACAGTTTGCAATGGATAGAGGTTCTAAAAAACCTCTTGATATAAAAGGCATTACAAAAGCAGATTTAGAAGATAGATTTAAACCAGGACATGGAATGGTTAAAGCAGGAGGTGAAGTATTAGATATGTTTAATGAAGCATTACCTTCTTTACAAAATGATTTAAAAAAATTAGGAGCTTGGGATGATCCAAATATTTTATTTAATATGGAATATGTTGAAGGAAAAACTAACGTACAAAAATATGATACAAATTTTATAGCAATTCATGGTTTAAACAAAATAGAAACTAAAGAAGTACAAGGTAAACGAAAAATGTTAACTAAAAGAATATCTTCTGAAATATCTTATGATAAATCAGCTTTACAATCTTTATTAGATAACTTAGCACCAATAGCTAAAAAAAGAGGATTTGAAGTTTATGGTTCTGTCCCAACAGAAATGATTAAAAAACCAAATTTTGCAGCTGCACTTTCTGTTAATTATACAATAAAATCTAATGAAGGAAATAAAACACAATCATTAGAAAAATGGTTAAATGAATTAAATGACATCCCTAAAGAAACTTTTATATTTATGGACGGAATAAAAAGAGGAGCAGTTTCTAAATTAGTTTATACTACTCTTTTAGAAGGTGGTAATATAGATGAGTTGTTTGAAAGTGAAGAAGATAAACAAGCAGCTATAGAAGGATGGACAACTTATCTAGCAACTGAAAAATTAGGAGATGAAGTACTTAAAGTATTAAATTCACCTATGGGTTCAGCTGACAACCATGAAGGAGTAGTAATTAGAGACGAAAAAATAGCAAGTGTGCCATTTAAAATAACTGGTAAATTTATATTAGGAGGAATGGCAACAGGATTTAGATAAAAAAACATGAAAAAACAACAATTATACAATTTAATTAAACAAAGAATACAAAAAATTCTAAAGGAACAAGATCGACAAGCTCCTGTTCAAAAACAACCAGATGATACTCTAACTCCTACTGGAGGTTTTTCCCTTGGTGGTACTAAATTTCCAGGTGTTGAAGATCCACTTGTAGAACCAGACATGAATTGGCACACTGGTGATAATGATTTAGATGATCCTGATCCAACTGATGATTTTGATACTGGACCCGCAGGATACACTACATCTTGTAATGTTAATGTAGATTATGGAGACTTAGTATTTTATGATAGTACCTGTAATACAGGTAATATTAATAGTCATTATATATGTTGTGATACAGGAAACAATAGTGGTGATCCTGAAACTTTAATAGGAAGTGATGTTACAATTCCTTATGCTAACTTTCCAGGAGGTTATGATGTACCTGCCCAAACTAGTTGTTGGTGTCCTAACCCAACAATAACTAATCCTTATTACTGTACTGATGCTAATTGTACTTCTCATACAATGCAGCCAACTCCACATACTATGAGTACTTGTGGTCAAAACCAAACATGGTCAAATGATAATTGTTGGGAAGATGGTTTAACAACAAC